ATAATTAAAAAGGAAAATCAATGAAGAAAGTATTACTCGCATCACTTTTGGCAACTACTTTTGGTGTTGCTCATGCTGAAGGACTAAATGGCAATTTTGGTTTGACAAGCGACTACCGTTTCCGCGGTATTAGTCAAACTCAAAATGCTGCTGCAATCCAAGGCGGTGTTGATTATACCCACGCAAGTGGTTTCTATGCCGGCAATTGGAACAGTTCTATCAGCTCGCAGATGTATACCAACGGTTCAGGCATGGAAAGTGACCTGTATGCCGGCTTCAAGAAAACTATTCTTGGTCTTACGTTTGATGTAGGTTCATACAACTATGTCTATCCTCGTTCGACTGCTAGCGCAACCACAGACTACGATACAAAAGAAGTCTTTGCTGGTGTCGCTTACAAAGAATTGGTTTCTTTTAAGTATAGTCAATCTCTGAGCAATTACTTTGGTGTTGCAAACAGCAAGAACAGCAATTACTACCAAGTGGATTCAAAAATTCCTTTGGCAGCTAAATTGAGTGCTGTTGCTCACCTCGGTCGTACCTCAGTTAACCATAGTTCAAGTCTGAATTATACTGACTACAATGTTGGTGTTGTTTATGATTTGAATGGTTGGGACATTGGTGGCCGTTTCTACACCAATACTGGAATGACAAGTACCGCGAAAACCGCTACTACACTTAACGGTCAGTCGTTGTATAAAAATGCTGTTGTTATCTCAGCATCGAAGTCGTTCTAAGGTAAATTTGGAAATGTCAGTCATCCGTAAGGGTGACTGATGCGTTAATTAAACTGGACCGTTTGGTCTCAACTAGGAGAAATACTATGAAAGCACTTATCTTTATTGTTGCCGCACTTTTTGCTACCGTTAGTTTCGCTGCTGATAAAGCCGCAGAAAAGAAAGACGAAAAGAAAGCTGAAGCTAAGAAGGCTGACGCCAAGAAGTAATTGGTGTCAACCAAAAGAAAACCCCGCTTCGGCGGGGTTTTTTATTACAGCGCTAATGTCCTCGTTATGCCGTTATAGAATTGACTCTCATATGGAGTAGCTTTCATTTGTGGTGCACCAGGCATTTGACCACCTCTAAAGGCAGGCGATGCTGCGGCTTGTTGCATTTGTTTATTCATTTCAATTTGTGAAAGTTGTTGTGTTGCAGCTGCCATACTTGCCATTATACTTTCCATTGGATTACTTGATGGAGTCACAGCATTTCCAGATGAAGGTGTTCCAGCAGTTATTGATGGTGTGGTGCCTATTGCATTTGCAATAAGTTTTTCATAATTACTAGATTCTAATGTTCCTTCTTTTGTACCGTTCCATTTTCTTAGTGCTTCAGATAAAGGTTTATCTCTATATCCTGAAGACTCCCATAAAGCTCTTTGTGCTGCTTGACCCGCTTGCATTGTTGGAAATTTAGCGAAGCTATATCTTTTTCCATCTGCACCAGTAAAACCTTTTTCACCTTCAACAGCACCCCATTTTGCAGCTATACTTCCTGGAGCCCAAGTCATTGCTCCTGGATTATTATATTCTCTTATAACTCCCGATTGTGTAACACCACCTTCAGCTTTGGTTTGTGCATCAAGAAATGCTTGCTTTTGATCTTCAGTTAAACTTCCAAATGTTTTTCCTGATATTGATCTAGAATCTGCCATTAAACTGCTGGAATTATCTCTTGATGGTGAGTATCTACTAGCTTCTCTTCTTTTCTCATCATTAGATTCACTTATTCTTTGTCTTTCTGTTCCAGCAGATTGTATTGAATTTGATAAAGTGTTTGAATTTACAAAATTAGAAAAATGGTCAGTTCTTCTCATTTCTTTTTCTTTTTCTTTTTGTGCTGCTTTAGCTATGAGTGATTTTTCTTCTTCTTTTAATTCTGCAAGTCGGTCATTTAATTCTTTTTTATCGACTGAACTAAGTGCCATAAAAGAGTCACTTTTTAAAGTAGCTTCTATTCTTTGTCTTTCAGCAGGAATACCTTTCTCTAATCTTTCTTGTTCATTTGGAGCTAATTTTGATAAACCATAATATGCTGCACCTGCTGTTACTGCAAGAGCTGCAGCTACAGGATTGGCTACTGCTAATCGTGCAACAGTAAGTCCACCTCTTCCGAGAGCACTAACAGCTGCACCCCCGGCACCAGCAGCTAAAGCGCCTCCGCCGGCAGCTGCTGCTATCAAATAGGTACCATATTCATCAATAAATTGTAAAAAATGTCCTTTCATGTCTTGAGCAAGAGCAATTAAAGCTCCAGATACAAAATTAAAAGCACCTATTGTAACATCACTTATTTTATCAAATGATTTCTGTATAATATCGTTCATAGAATTTAGAGTATCACTAAACATTGTTGTTTTAAATGTTTGATCTAATTTTTCTGCAAATATTCTAACCATACTTTTTTCATTGTTATCATCTCCAACACCAAAAAATTCTTTTATACTTTTTGAAATATCAACATATATTTTTTTAAAATCAGAACCCATTTTTTCAAAATCAATACTTTTTGCAATTTGATATATCATAAAGCCTGCGGCCGCACCTAGTATAATTCCTAAAGGACCTAATGCACTTAATGCTCCAGAAATAATATTAAAAATGCCTCCAGCAACACCGCCAATTAAACTTCCTATGCCACCAAGTATAGAACCACCTAAACTTAACAGACCTCCACCTATTGATCCTAATCCACCTAGTATACCACCACCCATGCCACCTAAAGTAGACAATAAACCACCTGATTCTTTCTCTTCTGGTTTATCTGTCTCTTTTGTTCCAGTCAAAGATTTGTATATCGAAGTTCTCTGACCGGATCTTTTGAACAATGCATCAGCACCTTTAGCAGCTTTACCTCCATTTAATCTAACCATTTGTTGCATGTTCTGACGCATGATGTTCATATCACTAGCCATACCAGGAAGAACAATACTATTCTTGGCCATAATTTTGGTATCAATACTCATTCTAGTAAGTTTGTTATCAAAAGATTTAGATTCCATACCACCACCGATATCTCTAACAGAATCTTTCTTTGAACCGTATCTGTATGCTCTACCAAAAACTTTTTGAAAAGCAGCACCCGTCAACCCTGTGCTAGGAAGTAAATTTCTAACATCCATTTTTTCTTTTCTACGTTCACTGGAAGCAGATATGAGTGCGCTCAACAGACCTTTATCCTTTAACTCTTGTCTGTAAATTTCAGCTAGTCTAGAATCTTTTGCCATTTTTTTATCTTTTCTTTTGTTGTTCTAACCTGTTTTTTTCTTCTTCAAGGTGTTGAATTAACATACCAACATATATCTCTCGTTCCCAAGGTATCATATTCTCAAGTTCTGTAAGACTGTATTTGTGATGATGTATCAATCCAAAATTAGTCTTATAGTAATTACCTAGGTTATCATATTGTAACATCATCCGAAAAAATTTTGTATACCCTCCAGTGCGATGGTATCGTGATACCCACACTTCTTGCAATTGTATTCAATGTCTTTTTTAATCTTAGGCATTGTCTCAAAAAATATACGAATTTTTTCTAAATCTTTCTGTTGCAAATTATCAACAAATTCAATAATTTCTTCTTTAGTGTTATCTTTCATATAGTATACTTGGTCTGCATCATAAACATAATCAATTGTACAGTAAATCATCTCCATAATCATTTCGTTTTCACCTTTACCTGATGCTTTCTGTACCAACTCAAAATTTGGATACTTCATTACAATACCAATTTTATCGTTGAGTTGAATTTTATTGGTGTGATTATCAGAAAAAGTAGGTTTAATTTCAAGAACATTAAACGATACTTCATTAATTGCACCACACTCTTTTTCTGAATCATCTTCTGTTTTTGTAGAATTGTTGCAACGATACTTTAAAGTTACAACTTCAGAAACGGACCTTGCACGAAGATTCATAAACAAAAATTCTAAATCAAATACAGGTAAAGCATCAATGTCAATTTCATCTAACACACAATTCTTTAAAACTTGACGGATTACCTTCACAGTTTCTTCTGATTCATTATCTTCATTAACCATCAAAAACAATTTTTGTTCTTTTACAAGAAAAGGTCTAAATTGTACCTTCTTCTTGTTTGAAGGCAATTCAACACTATAAATTGGTACATCAATTTTTGGTAACATACTCTATCTCCACTAATTAAAATATTTTATTCAACACATTCCCTATGCTGTTGGCTACATTCTGTCCGCCTTTATCAAATAATCTGGCGCCAGCAACACCAAAGTATTCGGTTGCTGCTGCAACCAAGTCATAACTTCCTTCATACACAACACGATAACTCTGATACGCAAATTGAACAGTTAGACGGTGAAAATTGTCTTCTGTCCAGTTAAGTGCTTGTGGACCTATTCCTATTGGAAAAGCATCTATCAGTTCTACAGCAAAGATTCTTTTAATGAAATCATCGTACTGTATCACCTTGATATTGGTTAGATATCTGCTAGTCGCACCTTTTGGAAATCTCATGTTGTTTGTATCAGAGGGTTGAATTGCTTCCATCCATCTTTCAAACAACTTTCTTTCATAGAATTGATTGGTACATAAAAATGTCAATGATGTATCACTATATTGTACCTGATATGGTACTTTAAAAATAGGACCGTAAATTTTAGCTGATGTGGTTGCAAATGTCTTACCTGGTAGTTCAGCTGCCTCACATTGTAGTGCAAGATACCTACTTATAGATGCGTTTGAAGTCTTCGACTGTTCTTCTGTTGGTGAGTTGCCAAGAACATCGTTTACAGATTGTGTGATATCAGCAATTAAATTATTAGGCAAGTTTAGTATCTGTTCAACCAAACTCTGAGACACGAAGTTATTGATGTATGTTGGTATCGGTAGAACAACTTCAAATCGAGCTGGTCTTGCCAACCCATCTTTGGCTTTGATGTTCGATAGAAATGCTTGTGGTGTAAATGCCATTAGAATTTTGTCCTAGAGTCGTTGTAAACTTTGTTGGCAGATGCACCTTGAAAGTTCTGAAACGGTAATAACACAGCAATGTCCCACTCGTTTGCCGATATTTCTAAGAATCGACTGTCAACGTGTTTGAACAGGTATTTCTTTACGCAAGGTTTAGCTCTGTATGCTTTACCAAGATTTTTCAGATTGTTGTATGTTAAACGCAACCTTGTTGTTTCATCGTATTTTGAATTATTTGAAAATTCACTCAGCGCATCAAGTAACACTAGTCTTTGCTTTGGGCTGATGTAGTGCAGATTCAGTCCTAAAAACCCATCACGATAAGTTTCAATAGGAATCACCAGAGGAAATTTGTCCCAGTAAGGTAAGTTTTCTTTTGTCTTAGGATCATAGTAATAGAAATACATTTTACCAAGAATTGTGCTGTCTCTCAATCTTTCTTTGTCTCGGACAACCGATTGCCTGGTTGGATTGAGTTCATTTATCTTGGCACGCAGCCAATCTCTTGCCGAGCCGCTACGAGGTTTTAAACCCTTCTTGCTCAGTTCTTCGTTAATTCTGTCTATTAGGTAAGCCATGCTTTATTTATATCACTCATCATTACCTTCTTTTCTGAAGGATTTCTTATAAGTAACGGTGTCCGCTTTGATTTAAAGACCTAGTTCCTTCTCGGTCATAATCATAAACTTCCAACCGTGTTCCTGACAGAAGATATCTGCTGCTTTCCACTTCTCCTGATTGACCACATAGGTTGCTGCTTCTTGTAGGTACTTTCTTGTCTTCTTCTTCTGCACTGGTTGTTTCGTCTGTGCCAGAGGCTTCACTTCAATAATGTAGGTCATCACCAGACCGTTCTTTTGCCTCATTTTGGCAATAAAATCTGGAAAATAACGGTGAACCCTGTTGTCTATGGGTGACCGATACGGTATGTAAAGTTCTTCAGACCCCCACCAGATTACATCAGGATGTTCGTCCAACCACTTCATAACACGCCGTTCCCATGAAGAACGATAGATGATGTTGTTTGCATCACCCTTGTATTTCGTTGGATTGGT